ACGGAAAAATATCTCTTCGTTGCTGCACAAAACTACCGAACTGATTGTAATCGTAGGGAAAGCCAAGCGCTATAAGCCATCTATAGATTTCTATATAGTTTCCCATGTCCTCAGTTATAATGAACCGAATTGTAAACTCACCATAGTTTGCCTTGTCACCTATAACCGGTCTGTCAATAAACGGTGTAGGCTGTATGGCAAAGCCAAGATTTAGAGCCGGTAAGTTTGCGCTCTGGCATGTAAAGTTAGTATTTGGTAAATCCTTGATACTAAATAGAAAACTATTCGGTCTAAGAAAGTTGACCGTACTAGGACGACTACGTGTCCAATTATTACTTAGAAGTGATAGATTACTTGTATACATGACATTATTTATATAGAAAAAAAGGGGCGCCGAAGCGCCCCAAAACCGATCTTAGTGTCGGCTGTATTACATAAGGTTTACAACACGGGTCTTGCGATAGTACTGATTGCGGTTAGCTGTGAAGCTATCTGCATCGTTAGCACCGTTAGCAGCACTTACATATGGGTTAGCAATCAAACCATAACGTGTCTTAAAGCCGATCTTGGGCTGGAAGCTGTTAGGATCGATAGCACGAACCATCTGAAGCGGAACATATGGGCAATAGAACAGACCAGCATCATACGGGCTTGCACCCTTGTAGCCAACAATATAGAATTGGTTAGCTGCGCCAAGGTTGCCAGTATATGGGTCAATGTAAACACGATAACGACCGTTCAACACACCTGCGAAGGTATTGCCGGTGTCGTCTACATTAAGGTTTGTCGACAATGCGGGAGCATAATCCAAAACACCAGCCATGGACAATGCACTAGCAACGTCTGCAGAACAGACAATGATGTTACCTTTGCCGCGACGTGTATCTTGGGCAATATGATTAGCATCGCGTTCGATGTTAAACAAAAGACCCTTGAAACGCTCGACCGACCAACGACCGTTGGAATCGACATCAAGGTCAAAAGTACCAGGAGCTGCAGTAGCTGGGCTACCAACCTTAGCAACCTTGTAGATCAAGCGAACGATTTCGCGGTTGATTTCAAACATAAACTCTTGCGAGAGAATGTTCGACAATTCTGCTTCGGCATCAAGACCATGAATGGCTTTCAGGTCCTGAGCAAGTTCAACTGTGTATTCTGCTTTAAGCGCACGGCTCTTGGCAGTAACAGTTGTCTTGTCAATCGCGAAAGACATTTCATTGTAGTCTTGAGCAGCTTCCATGTTGGTTGTACTGTTAGCTGTACCAGTAGTATACGAGCTAGTAGCAAGAATATTGCTAATCGAACCACTGTGTGTACCAGTACCACTGAAGTCTGTATCGGCTTCATTGTACAATGCTTCGTACTGACCACGATCTGTTGCATCGCGTGTTGCGCCATACATGGCACGCATTGCAAAGATAAGGCCTGTAGGACCAGTCATGGGCTGAACACCGCAGATGTCATAGGCCATGAGGTTAGGCATGGCTCTACGAACCAAACCAATAAGGATTGGGTCATACTTAGCAACACCAGTCGTACCGTCACCAATACTATTAGCAGGTGTTTCTGTGAGCATGCTCTGGCGATCTTCACGGATTGCCTTTTCTTGGTTCTCAAGCAGGACTGCAGTTACCTGCCTTTTATAATTTTCTTTGATCTCGGGAAGATCTGGATGATCCAGAATCTTGGACCATTTTTGGGTAAGTTGTTCGGATAAAAACATTAAGGTCTCCTAAAGGAACCTTGTATATTTATTGATTACTTCTTTTTAACGCTGCGTGAAAGAGCTCTTGCATACTGATCTACAAGACCCCCATCGCCCATGTCTGGTTGTGTAATAGTATCTTCAACTAGAGTCTGAGTCTCAGTACCTGGCTTCACGGCAACATTCTTGGGGAAGTAATTTTCTTTAATTACAGCAACTTTTTCTTTGAATAACTGTTCGTCTTCGAACTGCACGCCTTCTAAGAGCTTATTAAGTTTGGATGCTTCGGTATCGGCAAGATCCTTGCTTAACTCTTCGAGAACGGCCTGGCGCTGCATGTTAATGATATGTTGCTTGAGTTCAACATTTTCATTCATTACATCGTCAAGTTGTGTTTGGAGTTCTACACTGACAGTTTCGAGTTCACTAATTACATCATATTTTTCTTCAGGTACTTCAATATAATGTTCTTTGAACAGTACCTGGAGACCCTGGATAAAGTCCTCGGCAATCTCGGTGCGGAGACCGTGCTCGATTGCAACCTCGTTTTCCTTCATCCAATTTTCTACCACATAGTTGAGGTAGGAATCTACTTTTTCCACGATTTGTTTCTGGAACTCTGCTACATCCTCGGCGAACTTTTCGTCCAGAGCAGCATTAATTTTTTCCATTTCGTGGTTAACACGAGCAACAACAGCAGCTTCAAAAATGCTGGTTGCTTTTTCTTTGAAATCTTCGCTAAGGTCAGCACCAAAGAT